GGGGTTCTGACGGCGAATTAACCCAATCCGACATCCAGTCAGAGAAAGTCGAACAAGGCCGAAAATTGTCGAAATACCCTGAAAAGTGAGCGCTGAAGCAAAAGGCGGCAGGAAACGGCAGTCGGAGAATTTGGCCGCCAAAACAGGGAAAGTGACAACGGTCGGAGAATCGTTCGGAGGCTTGCAGCGGGGATTCTTGAGGCTTGCGGTAACCGCGCGAAGGCGTTGAAAGCGCGCGCCCGCGCCGCGAAACAGATCGGTTGCCACCGTCACGTCGCCCACGCAACTCGCGCGGGATTGCTCCCGGAATGGGGCAGCGCGTCGAGCGGGCTCACGCCGCGCGGCGTGTCGGCGTGGAGGTAGAGAGCGGTCGTTTCGAGGTTCTCGTGGCCGAGCAGCTCTTGGACCGTCCGGATGTCGTTGCCGGCGCGGAGCGCGTGCGTGGCGAAGGCGTGGCGCAACGTGTGAGGCGTGACGAGCTTCGCGATTCCGGCACCGTGCACCGCAGCTCGGAGGGCTTTTTGAAGCGTCTCCGGCACCGCGTGCCAGCGGTGGCGCGACCGGATGAGTTGCGACGGAAAAAGGAACTGCCAGGAAAGGCTGCTCGGCGCGCTCGGGTACTTGACCGCCAGGCGGCCAGGCAGCTCGACGAGGCCGGCGCCCTCGGCGAGATCTCGGTCGTGCAGCGCCGCGCGCCACGCCACCTGGCGGCGCAGGCCGGGCACCAGCATCGCGGGGAGAAGGGCCCGGCGGGACTTCCCGCCTTTCCCGGAATGCACCATGAGGCACGGGGCCTCGAAATCGACATCTTTGACTCTGAGGGTGCAGCATTCCGAGACCCTCAGGCCCGCGCCGTAGAGGATCCCGGCCATCAGGCGCGCCTGGCCGCTCAACCCGGCGAAAATCTGGCACAGCTCATCGACCGTCGGAATGATCTTCAGCGGGGGCCGTTCGCGCGGCAGCGAAGGCAGATCGAGTGCCCCCAGCTCAACCTTCAGCACGTGCCGGAAGACAAATGCCAAAGCGCACAGCGCCTGTTTGCGGGAGACGGTGGAATACCCCTGCCTGTCCAAGTCGTGCATCCAATCGCCGACCATTCTTCCCGTCCATGCCGCCGCAGGGCAGCCACTGAATTGATGGAACCGGCGCAACCAAAACGTGTACGCCGTAACGGTTGGCCCCGCCAACTGCCGCAAGCTGGCCGCACGCTTAAACTCTGTCAGAAGCCCCATTTAATGCGAACCGGGTTTGTCTAATACACTGTTCTGCTTAAGAAAGGCCACCCAATGCGTCTGCATATTTGCGCCGCTCCTATGGCCGTAGAGCGGCCGCTCCGGCGTGAGGGCCAAGACGCGGGACAGCGGTATTTGGACGCTAGACCACTTGAAGATCAGCGTGCCGTGCGGTTTCAGGACGCGAAAGCATTCGGCGAACCCTCCAGCCAGCATTTCCTCCCATCCGGCCAGAAGCTTTCCATACTTTTTGGCAAGCCATCCAGTCTCAGAGCAGCGGTTACAGTGCGGCGGGTCGAAGACAACGTGCCAAAATGTTTCGTCCGCGAACGGCATTGCCGTGAAGTCGGCCACATAGTCAGGTTCTACGATCAACTGCTGCGGAGGTTTCTCGCCCCGGTCGATCAGATGCTCCTCTTCCCGGCGATCTATGAAGACAGCTCGCGGGTCGGAACGGTTAAACCACATGGCTTTCCCTCCGCAACAGGCATCCAGCACCGGGGGCAAAGAAGCAGAACAGGCGCTCGACTGAACCGCTGGAAGCGTCTCAGCCAAAAGCGGGGCGGATGTCATTCGCGCTTCCATCGGTCAGTCAGCTTGGTTGTTCGCCGAGTTAACATATCGCCGCGCTGCGTCCTTGATCGGTTGCCAATCGCATTGGCGGCCTGGCCCGAAGCAGTCGTTGATGCAGGTCAACATGACCGTGTGCCCTTGATCGTCGCCCCCATCTATCTGGCAGTCGAGCGGCCCGCCGCAGTCTGGGCAGCGCCCGATCACAGCCGGCAGGCGAAACGCCGCCCCGGACGGCGGATCGCACGCCACCCGCGCGTCGGCGCGGCGACAGACAGGCATTTGCGCCGTTTTGGGCATGAGCTCCCACTTCGGGTCGGCGGCGATCGCGTCGGCGCACTGGCGCATCGCTTGCGCCCCGGCGGCGTAGTATTTGTCGGCCTCGATAGGCATCGCGTTTCTCCGGAGGGCTCACGCCCGGCCGTTCATCTCCTCGCGCTCGTCTTCGCTCAGAGTCTCCCACCATGCGGAGAGTGCGTGCTGTGCGGGGTGATCGTTCTCCGCCCACGAGACCGGCCATGCGTTCGCGATGAAGTTCCCGTCGAGATCGAACACGACCAGCGAGAGGCAAGGCCCGCTGTTGTCCTCGAAAAATTTCACGACGGTGCCTGTTTTGCGCGGCAGCGCGGCGGCCCAATAGACCTCGCCTCGGTAATAGATGCCGTAGGGGCGGATGTAGTATGGCGTCGCGTTTTCAGCGGCCGCGGTAAAGGAGCTGAAGCCGAGAAACATCACGCCCTTTCGTTCATCTCGTTCCACGCTTGCACCGCCGCGGCGCGCGTGGGCCCGGTGGACATCCGGTATTTGTTGCGCGCGTGGTCGGAGCACGTGTCGCAGCTCACGTACCAGTCGCGGCGGCCGTGCTGGACCGAAGGCCAGCCGAGGCAACCGATGCAGGTGACGCAGCCCCGCGCCTGCTCGGGCGAAGCCGGGGCTCGCAGCCGCGCGTACCCGGCCCGCACGGCGGGCGAGCATTCCGCGGCGACCAGCTCGTCCACGGACGCGTAAGCGCGCCCGGTCGGTTCGGCGGGCGTGCGCGGGTACGCCGGGCGAAAGAACCCGAGCGCGCCTTTGCAGGGGCGGAACGGGAGGGGGCGCTGCTCGGCGAGGACAAAACCCCAGGGGCCGCAGAACCATTCGCTCGGGTGGGCGGCGACGCAGTCGAGCACGGTCGCGACGCCGATGATGCCGCCGCGTTCGAAAGTTTCCATCGGCGGCAGTTCAAGATCGGCGAAACCGGCCACGAACAGGCGGCAGGCGGCGTATTCGCGTTTTGAAATGGACTTGCTCGCGTGGATGAGCACCGGCCCGCGGAACCGCGTGCGCCACGACCGGTTCTCGATGTTTTTCCACCCGTGCGCGATGAGCCATGCCCAGGGCTGGCGAATCGAAATCGCTTGATTTGGCAAGATTGAGCTCATCGCTAAAACGGGCATTCGGCTTCGCGCCCGGCGGAGGCGCCCGCTTTGATGGAGCCGGGGTGGCGGCGGAGGTGGCGGGTGATTTCGCCGGCGACGATGCGGAGCTGGGCGTAGGAAAGCTCGGCCAGATCGGGGGCGGGGTCGCCGTCGGGGGCGCCTGCGACGCGGCGGGCGACGGCGGCGAGGTAGGGTTCGGCGAGGCCGTCGGCGGCCCAGCGGCCGACGTTGGCGCGGATGGTGTGGAGGAGGCGGCGGGCATCGGCGCCGTGGAGGCGGTCGAGCCAGTAGTGGCCGGAGCCGGCAAGGGTTTCGAAGTGGGCCATGGCGGCCTCGAAGCCGCGCTTGGTGTCGAGTTCGCGGGTGGAGGAGACACCGGCGGCGGCGGCGAGTTCGGACTCGTACCAAGGGCGGTGGAGGGCGCGGCCGAATTCGCCCTGGGGATCGATGCCGTTGTCGCGGCAGTGGGCGGCCCACGCGAGGGCGACCATGGGGCGGTAAAGGCTCTGCTGGGCGCGGGAGAGGCTCATCGCCGGAGGCCGTGTTCGCGGAACCATTCGTCCGCCAGGTGTTTGACGCTTTGCGGGCCGCTTTCGGCGGCGGTGTCGACGGGTTGCAAGGTGGTGGCAACGGGGGTGGTGACGGGGCGCTCGACGACGGGCGGGCGCGGGCGGTGGCGGCGGCGCGATTCGAGGACGAGGTCGCGGAAGGCTTCGGGCTGGCCCATTATTTTGAAATAACGGAGGGCCCATTTGGCTTCGCCGGAGCGGTTTTGGGCGCGCATGAGATCGACGGCGGCGCGGATGTCGCGCGGCGCGAGGGGGCCGCCTGGGGTTTCGGCGAGGGTGTCGAGGACGAAGAGGAATGCGCGCCACCCTTCCGCGTCGCCGGGGCCGGGCGGGAAGTGGTCGACATGGAGGGCGGCGAGCATGGCGGCGTGGAGCCGCTCGATGCGCTCGCGGATGTCGCTGCCGGGTTTCATCGCAAGGCGAGATAGAGGAAGGCGAACATGGCCGCGGCGATGAGGAGGTCGGCGGCGAAGCCGAGCAGGGCGCTGCGGGGGCGGCGGGGCGGGGCGATCCGGCCGACGGCGCCGCGGCCGGCCGCGGCGGCGGCGGCGAGGTCGCGGTGGATGGCGCCGGGGGCCGGCGGGTAGCCGCGCGCGGCGATGCGGGCGCAAAGGGCGCGGGAGACCCGAGGGTCGGCGGTGAGGGTGGGGACGGGTTTCACGCGGCGACCTCCCTGCTGACGCGGTTTTCGACGGCTTCGATCTTGGGCTCGATGAAGAAGGATTCGTCCTGGGCGACCTGGAGGCCGATGCGCCGGAGGTCGTCGTCGGTGGCTTCGCCGGCGGCGTGGGCGGCGAGGATGGCGGATTTGTCGACCTCGGTCTTGACGCGGACCCACGCGGTGAGGCCGAGGGAGGTGAGGGTGTCGAGGATGGCGTCCCACGTTTTGCGGGCGAGGGTCTTGAGCTTCGGCGTGCCGGTGCGGTAGCCGACGGTGCCGCACGGGAAGTCGACGCTTTTGCGGCCGCGGGGAAAGTCGTCGGCGTTGGCGGCGGCCCAGGACTCGACGAGGGCGGCGCGGTCGTCGATGCCTTTTTGGAGGGCGGCGATGTCGGGGCCGTATTTGTCGCGCAGGGCGGTGATCTCGGCGTCGAGGACGAGGGAGAGGGTGTTGCGTTTGACGGTGAGGTCGGCGATTTCGGCGACGAGGGATTCGGCGCGATCGCGGCTGATGGCGCCCTGCTGGAGTTTGATGCGGGTTTTGCTCATGGTGTCGGTGGTGTCGGTTTGGTTTGGGTTGGATGCGTCTAGATCGAGTCTTCGCCGAGCTTGGCGAGGAGGTCGTGGGCTTTGGTGAAGTGGCCCCAGCTCAAGGGGGCGGTTTCGCGGTGGGCGAGGCGGCTGGCGGCCTGGAGCATTTTGGCGAAGCGGCGGACGGAGTTGGCGGCGAGGGTTTCGGCGACGATCTCGGCGGCGGCGCCGTCGGGTTCGGTGTCGAGGCCGAACCCTTCGGCGATGAGGAGGAGGTCGCGGCGCGGGAGTTTTTGGGGGAGCTGGACTTTGAGGACGCCCCTGTCGGTGAACTGCTCGAGGAGCTCGACGTGGGCGCCGATCATGAGTTCTTTTTTGAGGCGGGTGGTGCCGCAGAGGACCATGCCGCACTTGGTGCGGTCGTGGATTTCGCGGATGACTTCGAGGCACTTGACGGCGCTGCCTTTTTGGTAGCTCAAGAAGACCTGGTGGAGCTCGTCGATGATGATGAGGTTGGTGTGGTCGATGGCGCCGAGGACGCGGTCGCGGAGCTTGTCGAAGCAGGAGTGGGGGGAGATGTAGCAGGCTTTGGCGAACTCCTGCATGGTGAGCTGGACGCCGCCGCTGGCGGGCATGCGGATGAGCTTGGTTTGGCCGTGGTTGTGGGCGGTCTGGTACTCTTCGAGGCAGGTGGTTTTGCCGAGGCCGCGGTTGCCGAAGATGAAGGCGATGGACTGGCTGACGAGCGCCCACTCGCAGGTGCGGAAGATCTTCCGCGCGATGCTGGTGTGGGCGAAGGGGGGCTTGACCATGGTGCCGCGGGCTTCGGCGAGGCGGCGGTAGGCGGAGATTTTGTCGCAGATGTTGTCGAGCTGGGCGCCGTATTTGCCCTGGAAGATGCGGGAGAGGGTGGAGGCGGAGATGTGCGTTTCGTCGGCGAGGCGGGAGATGGACCACCCCGCCGATTGGGCGAAGTTGTAGAGCCACCGGACGGCGTCGCGCTGGTCGGGCGGGTAGTCGCGCGTGGCGGCGACGACGATGTCGCCGGCGAGCCAGCGGCAGTCCGCAGAGAGGGTGGAATCGTTGGGTTGTTCGGGTTCGGGCGTGGCTGCTGTTGTCATGGTGTGTGTGTTGGTTGGTCGGGTGAAGGGGTTCAGAGGAGTTGGTCGAAAGCGTCGTCGTCGGCGGGGTCGGGTTCCTCGGCGCGCCGGTCGGCCGGAGCGAGGGCGGGGGCGACGAGGTCGTCGATGGTGGCATCGCACTCGGCGAGGCGGGCGCGGCGCTCGTCGTCGGATGCGATTTGTTCGGGCGAGCTGAATTCGCCGGAGAGGACGCGCGCGTTGTGGGCGTGCATCGCCGCTTTTTCGCGAGCGTCCGCCGCGTGGCGCTGGCGGAGGGGGGCAAGGAGGGCAGCTTCGCGTTTTGCGGCGGCACCGCAGGCCCGTTTCACGGCGTCGTAATCGCCGCGGGAGACGCTTTGCAGCCGATCGAGCGCCGAGACGAAACGGCCCTTCGAGTCGAACGCGAAAAGCAGGGACGGGTCGAACGGGTTCACGACCGTCGCGAACTTCTGCCGGTCGGGCAGGGCCGTCGCGTCGTAGCGCAGGACGTCCCCGGAGATCTCGCAGTCCCGCAGCTCGATCATCCCGTTGCGGGTTGTCCGCTCGACCGCCCCCGCGGGGCCGATGACCAGGGCCACGGCCTCGACCGAGATGGGGCGGAGCGGCGTCCGCCCCGAGCGGTGGACTTCGGCGGGCGACATTTTGCGCATGCCGCCGGTGCGCGGGTCGGGGAGGTAGCGGTCGTCCCAGCCTTCGAGGTCGTGTTCGGTGCGGGCGTTGATGCGGGCGTAGACCTCTTCGCAGATGAGGCGGAACTGCTGGATGGTGCAGAGGGGCCACCGGAGCCACGCCGCCCGTTCCGGCGGGAGGGCGGCGAGCGCCGCCATCAGCGCGTTGTTGTGCTTGAGCAAACCGGCGAGCTGTTCCGGGCGGTGGTCGCGGTCTTTGCCCGCTTGGCCTGGGAGGGCGGCGAACTCGTTGTGGGTGAGGTTGCCGTGAGATTCGAGGGCGGCTTTGAAGCGGAAGTTGCCTTTGGAAAGGCCGGCGTATTGGCCCGCGTGGGCGGCGGCGCCGACCATGCCCGACCGCGAGACGGTGATCGCGCCGCCGGTTTCGTCGTAGAGCACCCGCTCGACGTGCTCGGAGATGGCGGCCGTGCCGTGTTCGGCGACGAGCGTGGTGCCGGCCGGGTGGTAGCCGGTGCCGAGCAGGCAGGAAGCGAGCAGGAAGCGGAAGTCGTCGCCCTTGAGGCCCTCGTGGGTGCCGTCGGGGCGCTGGGCGCGGACGCGCGAGCCCCAGGCGAATTTGTAGGCGGAAGCGAGGTCCAAGGCGTGGAATTCGAGGGGGCGCCCGGTTTGCCTGGAGTCGAGGTTGTTGACGAAGTGGTCGTGCCAGATGTCGTCGAAAAGGTAGAATTGGCCGACGTAGAGGTCGCGGCGCGTCGTGTAGACGAGGGGCCGGTGCGCCGCCGCCGCCGTGCGCCCGATGCGCGCGGCGACCAGCTCGAAGCGCGAAGGCACGTGGCGGATGAGGTTGCGGTAGGTCCAGCCGCGCGGGAAACCGGTGCCGGGGTCGACCGGCGCTTCGGCGGCGATGGCGCCGCGGCGCCAGTCGGCGAGCATCGCGCGCACGGCCGCGGCGGAGTTGCGCTGATAGCGGGCGGCGTAGAGCTTGAGCGTTTCCGCGTCGGCCTCCGGCAGCTTGCTCTTGGCGGGGTTTTTCCGCAGGGCGGGCTCGCGGCGGCGGTTGATGAGGGCGGCGAACCCGTGTTTTTTGTAGAGGTAAAATTTCTTGCGCACCGTCCCTTCCGGCAACCCGTGGCGGGCCGCGTGCTCGCGGATCGCCGAGGCGATGTCGTCGCGCACGCCGAGGAGCGGCGTGACGACGGCCTCCCAGCGGCGGGCCTCGGCCATCGTATCGGGCTGCACCGATGCGATGAGGGACGCGGAGGCGGGCGTCATCGCGCGGCCTCGGTTTCGGCGCGGAACGCCTCTTGGAGCTCGATGTTGCGCTCCTTCTTCGTTTTGCGGTTCCAGGCTTTGAGCGCTTCGGCGAGGGCCTCGGCGGCGTCGAGCAGGGTGAGCAGTTCGGCGTCGTTGAGCGCCCGGTACGTCTTCACGTATTGGACGTTGGCCATCGCGTTCGCGCACTTGGCGCACTGGTCGCGGCAGGTCGCGAGGATCTGGTCGTAGGTCTGCACCTCGCGCCGCCCTTTCTCGCCGTCGCGCTCGTACATGTCGCCGCCCTTGAACGCGGGGCCGAGGTCGAGGCAGAGCTGGCGGTAGCTGCGGCCGTCGACGTAGGCGGCGACGGTCCGGACGACGGGGTGGGCCATGTCGAGGTTGGCCCGGTCGATCGCGGCCAGGGAGGAGGCGAGGTCCTCGAGCAAAAGGCGCTGGGCGTCAAATGCGACACGCGCGTCGTATTTCCCATCCCCTTCCCCGTCTTCGCCAAATGGAACACGCGTGTTCCATTTGATTTTACCCTTGGTGAGTCGCTCGGCGAAATCCGCCGCGAGGCGCATGCAGCGAGTGGCCTCTTGCCTTGTTTTCCCGAAGTTCTGTTCCACCCACGGGATCCATTCGCCGTGCTGGAGCTTGCCCTTCACCTCGGTGAGGACCAGGCCGCGGAGCACGGCGGCGATGCCGCTGAGACGGTCGTATTGCTCGACGGCGCGACCGAGGGCGGCCTGGGCTTCGGCGAGCTGGGGCAGCGTCATATCCTTGAGGGCGACGGCGGGCGAGATAGAAAGCCCCGAAGGGGTAGAGAGCCCCGAAGGGGTGCCCGGTGCGGCTACGGTGAGTGCCCCGGAGGGGCTGTCGCTTGCGTGTGCGCCGCCGGGCGCGGCGGAATCTGCGGTGGTGGTGGCTGGTTGTTTCATCAGTTGAAAATGGCGAGGACGCGGAGGCGGAAGCCGGCGGGGTCGGTGTAATCGGGCTCGACGAGGCCGCGTGCGGCGTTGGGGGGCGTGAGGTGGCCGAGCGGGCCTTCGAGGCGGGCGTAGCGGAGGGTGCCGGCCTCGGGGGGCTCGGGGAGGTAGAAGTGGCGGACGCCGCCGGGGGCGGCCGGGCAGGCGATGCTGAGGATGGGATGGTGGACGGGGTAGCTCATCACGGGAGGAGGGCGATGGAGGCGCGGCGGGAGTAGCGGACGAAGCGGCGGAGCATTTGCCTGGCCTGGGAGCGGAGGGCGGCGGAGGCGCGGGCGCGGTCGGCGGGGGAGGATTCGTCGTAGAGGCAGTAGCCGGGGGAGCCTGGGTAGGAGAGGATGATGCCGGAGCGGTCGTGCTCGGCGATTTCGCGCAGCTCGCGCTCGGAGAAGCCGTCGCGGGCGAGGGCGGCGGCGCGGACCCAGCCGCGGCCGCGGAGGGCGTCGGCGAGGCGCCCGAGGGCGGCTTCGGCGCGGCGGGCGCGATAGGCGACGACCTGGGCTCTGCGCTCTTCGGGGGAGACGCGGGAACGGGCGGGGAACGGGAGGTCGGGTTGGGCGGCGGGGCGGTTCATCGGGCGAGTTTCCTTTGGCGGAGGGCTTCGGCGGCTTGGGCGACCTGGCGGAGGTCTTCGGGGGGGAAGGTTTCGAGGAGCTCTATGATTTGGCGGAGGAAGTTCTCGGGCCGGTAGTTGGCGCTGCGCATGAGGCGGAGGAGGACGGAGCGGCGGGTGACGCGGGAGGATTTGCGCTCGCCGAGGGCGGTGTCCTGGTGGGCCTCGAGGCCGCCGCTCTCGACGAGGGCGCGGACGAAGTCGACCTCGCGGCCGAGGTACTTGGCGGCTTCGCCGGTGGTGAGGAGCTGTTTGCGGACCGGGAGGAGCCAGTTGAAGCCGAGTTGCGCCGCTTCGATCTCGGCGGGCGTGGGGGCTTTGGCGGGCGCGGGCTGCATGGCGGGTTAGCGGGGTTGACCGGCGAGATCGGGGCGTGAGAGGGTGGCGGGGCTGATCCGTGAGCGCCCCGAAATCAATCTGGCTAGACGCCCTCGGTTGGATGAAGGCGATGGATTCGCGACTTCCGGCGGAGTGGCCGCCGGAGTTGCCGCCGGAGTCATCGCCTGATTTTTGGTTCCGGGTGGTGCAACTTGAGATGACCACGCGCGATACGCTTTCCGCGAAGGTGCGCTCGCTCGTAGCGGGCGCGGAACTTCCATCCATGACCCCGCTGGAGTCTTGGCTTTATCGCCGCCGCGTTGAGTGGGCCGCTCAGGTGGTGCTGGCGAAAGCGCAAGAGAGAGCCGAGCCGGACGCGCGGTTGGCCGAGGTGCTTGGTTGGCTTCTGGTTGGATCGTGGGAGACGGATGGTTGCATCGGCCTTTGGAACCACGCCGAGCGCGGCGGCAAAGCGCCTCCAGAAAATCCCGGTGGCTTTTTGCCGATGTAAAAAACTCTGCGGGCGCGGGCTGCATGGCGGGTTTTGCTACGGGTTCGAGCGCAGCAATCCGGACTGTTTGAGCGCGGCGGTGTTGATCTCAGCCGTTCCGGACTCGGTCACGAAGCTGGAGCGGTTGCTCGGGTTGGAGCCTTGAGCCAAAGGCCCAAGTAAAATCCGAGCGATCAATCGACGGCATTCTTTGGCCCCGGACGGGAGGGCGGCGGTGGCGGGGAGCGGCGAGTCTGATGGCGGTGTGTATTTCATTGGTTGGTTTGGGTTGTGCTTGTGGTTGAGGGCTTGAAGCTGATGGCGCGGAGGGCTTGGCGGCCGGCGTCGGGTTTAGCGGGGTTGACTCGCGAGATCGGGGCGTGAGAGGATTTGCCTCGCCCCGTATGCCCCTCGAATCCCCCCCAAGATGGCAGTCGATTTGCGACCGGTTGGGCGGCTTGCTCCAAGGCCTCGTCTTTGAGGCGATTAGCCGGCATAGCCTTGCCCCCGAGGATGAGAGTTGGGAGAGCCTGACGGAGTTGTTCTTTGCCGAGGAGCTGCTGCACCGGCCAGAGGTCGACCGGCTAGCCCGGCATGCAGCGCGGCATTTCCAGCTTCCAGCGCAGATTTCGCCCGCCGCCCGATACTACTTCTGTTTTCGCCTCCAGTGCGCGATGGATTTCCTTGGCATGGTCTGTCCTCCGCAGGCGGAGGATTCTCCGTTCCCGGACCTGTCGCCGGACTGGACCGACGAGCGCGCGGCGGAGTGGCTGCTCGTCGACCTGTGGCTGCGGCGCCATGACCACTGGCTGAAGCTGAATGCGATTGGAATCCGCGGGCCGTTCCCGTTTTACGGTCTCGAGCCAGCAGATCCCAACATCCCTGAATAAAGGATTTCGTTTTCATTGGGCGGGGGCGGGTTGGTTGGCTTCGAGGGCGGCGACTCGGGCGTTGAGGGCGACGACCTCGTCGGCCAATAGGCCGGTGAGCTTCACCTCCTCGCCGATGAGTTCGAGTAAGGCATCCATGCCGCGGCCTACGGCGTCCGCCGCGCGGGCGACGTTGCCGATGGTGAGGACCTTTTCACCGCGCGCGTCGCGGGGCGGGTCCGAGGCCGGGGCCGGGGCGTGGGCGGCTTCGAGCGCTTCCAGCTTGAGCCACGACTTCCGCGAAATGGGTTTTTTGCCGCTGCGTCCGGCGAACAACGTGGAGGGACAGATGCCAATGGCTGACGCTAAATCGCGCGAACGGAGGCCGAGCTTGAGGGCCAGAGCATCGGTGCGCTCGGCCCATTCGAGGGGTTCGCGGGAGCGTTGGGCGGGGGTGTCCATGGTCAGCGGGCGGGGGCGGGGGTGGATTCGGCCTCGGCTTGGGCGACGAGGGCGAGGTAGCGGGCGGTGAGGGACCGGCTCTGGCGGTGGCCGTTCAGGACCAGAGATAGGTGCGAGCGGTTGACGCCGAGGCGCTGGGCGACCTCGCGTTGGGTGATTCCAATAAGCGGCTTGTATTTCGACTTTTTCCGGCGGACGTTGCGCGAAACCATGGGGCACAAATACAAAGCGGGTTAAGTCCATGCAAGGGAAAAATAGCAATTCGTTTGTTTTTGGTTCGCGCCTGCGAGCGCTGATGAAAGCAAGGGGGATGAAACAGGTGGACCTCGCTGCCTCGGTCGGAGTGACGCAAGCAGCTGTCTCCGCGTGGATGCGCGGCAGTGTGCCGAAGGCACAAGTCATGTTCCGAATCGCCGCGACCCTTGACACCGAAGTGCAGCAACTGCCGGGCGGAGAGTTGACCCTGATGGATGACGGGATGCCTCGTCAGACCAACAGGGCGACGGCGTTCACTCCTGCCGGAATATCCGGGTGGAAGATAAAGCGACTGTTAACGCAATGGGACAGCGCGATGAAACGGTTGGTGGCAGCAGAGGCTGGGTTGCGGGCGAGCGTGGCGGAGATGGAAAAGTTAAAGGGAGAGGTGCTCGGGATCGAGATTCCGCAGGCTCAAGACGGCGGCGCAAGTGAACCTCGGCAAAAAGAGTAATCGCCGAGGGGTTCCCGCCCGAACTTTCCTCCGACTAAGCCGCTAGAGCCGATGGGGCTCTAGTGGTGAGTCGCTTGCGTGGGGCAACGTGCCGCCATGCAAGCACGGAACGGCATCGGCAGGCAAGCGCGGAGTGGCGCTGCCCCGGCTACTCGGGCCAAGGCTCCGGGAAGCCTTCCGCGCCAGCGCCCGGCGGGAGCGCGATCCAAAAAAGGGCGAGCCCTATCGCAAGGGCTTCCTCGGCTAGCCGGTGCCATTCTATGCGGGAGCGCGAGGGAGGCTCTTGCGCTGGCCACCGATCGATCCGGCTTTGTTGAACCAGTAGTTTGTAGGGTAGCCCGTCCAGCACGCGCAGCGCGCGTTCGAGGGCCGCGTCCCGAGATGCCGACGGGATCAGCATGCAGAGGTACCCGCACTGGTGCTCCCAATAGCAAGGGTGGTCCGGCGTTGGTTCGGCCTGAAAAACGACCCGGTAAACGTCCATCCGCGCAGGGTGCAAAAGTTCTTGGAGCAAGCAAGCGATGAAAAAAAGGACCCTCATTTTGTTAACGGCGGCGGCGGCGGCGATCTATTTTCTCGCCGGCTGTCAAAGCGCGCGGACCTCGGCCACGGCGTGGTGGGGCGCGCATTCCGCCGCCGTGGGCAAGACGGCGCAGGTGGTGGCGGCGCGCGCGGCGAGCATCGCGGGGAGCGTGGTGCTCGACGCGGCGCTGAACAGTTTCGACAAGACGAAGAAGGCGGATTTCCTCGACGGGTTGGCCGGGGGCCTCCGGTCGTACCAGGGGAGCTATGTGACGGGGGGCGACATCGAGCAGATCGTGGCGGCGTGGACGCCCGAGAAAACCCATTGGCGGGCGCTGGGCAACGGGCTTGCAACGGAGTGGCAAGCGGCGGATCCCCGGACGCCGCGCGAGGCGGCGAAGGTGCTGGAGGGGCTGGCGGCGGGGCTGAACGCGGCGGCGGCGAAGGGCCGCTCGCCGGGGGAGATGCTCGCGGACCGGTGGGTGGAGCAGAATATCACGGGGGGCCACCTGGACGCCCCCTCCCCCACCCCGGCGGCGGGCGCGGGCGCTGACGGCAAGGGGGTCGCGGCGAAATGAAGGGGCTGCCGCGCGAGATCTGGCTGCTGATCATCCGCCACGGGGTGGCGATGGCGGGGGCGGTGCTGATGGCGAAGGGTTTTCTCACGCAGGAGGACGCGGCGGCGTTCAACGAGGCGGCGGCGACGGTGATCGGGGCGCTGATGGCGCTGGGCGGGCTGGCGTGGAGCGCGAAACGGAAGGTGGACCGGGCCCGGAAGGCGGAGGTGGCGCGATGAGCGACCAGATCGAAATCGCGCGGCTGGAGTGCGAGCGGGCGCGGCTGGCGCGGGGGCTGGAGGCGGCGGATTCGGCGGCGAACACGGCGCTGGGGATTTTGCTCAACGAGGGGGACGCGGCGTTCGCGGCCCGGCTGGCGGGGGCGATGGCGCGCAAGTGCGAGCGGGCCCTGGAGGAGGCGCGGCTCTAATTTATGTCGGCGGCTTGGAAATCGGAGGTGGCGCGGCTGCAGGGGCGGCTGAAGGCGCAGGGGTGTTACGCGGGGCGGATCGACGGGGATTTCGGCCCGCTGACGCTGGCGGGGGTGCTTTCGGCCTGGGGCGGGCCGAGCTGGCTGCGGGCGGCGGCGGGCGAGCTGGGGGTGGCGGAGGTGCCGGGGCCGGGGGACAACCCGCGGATCGCGGCGTACCACGGGGCGACGGCGCTGGCGGCGACGGACGACGAGGTGCCGTGGTGCAGCTCGTTCGCGAACTGGTGCATGCGGGAGGCGGGGCTGGGCGGGACGGGGAGCGCGATGGCGCGGAGCTGGCTGGCGTGGGGCAAGGCGTGCGGGGGCGGGCTGGGGAGCGTGGTGGTGCTGTCTCGGGGGAAGGCGCCGGCGGGGCACGTGGGGTTCGAGGTGTGGCGGGACGCGACGCGCGTGTGGCTGCTGGGGGGGAACCAGGGGGACCGGGTGAAGGTGCAGGCGTTCCCTCGTGCGGCGGTGCTGGGGTGCCGGTGGCCGCGCGGCAAGGCGGCGGCGGCGGCGATGGAGGAGGCGGCGTGATGGGGCGGGCAAAGGATTTCTCCGCGATGCGGAGGTTGGGAGGGGAGCTGGCGGGTCGGGCGGCCGGGGGGTGTGTGTGCCGCCCGGCCCGTCACCCGCGCGGGGCATGGAAGTGATCCGCAGCCGGTGCCCGATCTCGGGGAGAGCGATTTTTATGAGGGTGCAAACACTGGAAGAGGCGGCGCGGGAACGGGCGGCGCTGGAAACGGAGGCGATGCGCTGGCGGCTGTGGCTGCTGGGGATCGAGCGCGCGGCGCCGACGGCGGGGCAGCTGCTGGCGGCGGCCGGCGGAAGGGGGGGCCGGTGAGCAACGCGGATTGGCTGTGGCAGGGGCTGACGGTGATGAGTTCGTTGCTGGCGGTGCTGGTGAGCGTGAAGGTGCTGATCGGCAAGCCTCAAAAGACGGAGATCCAGCAGCCGCTGGAGGTGCGGGAGGCGTCGCAGTTCATCACGAAGAGCGAGTGTTCCCTCGCCCACCGGGATTCGGAGCGGCGGTTCCAGCAGATCGAGCGGCGGATGGACGCTTACGAGCAGGACCACAAGACGCTGGCGGAGAAGCTGCTGGCGGCCGGGGAGGACCGGGCGCGGCGGATCTACGAGCGGGTGGACGCGCTGGCGGCGACGGTGAACCAGACGAAGTCGGTGGCGGAGATCAGCAACCAGCGGCTGATCGCGATCGAGGCGGAGATGCACAAGGGCAAGGGGGGGCGCGGGTGAAGCCGGAGCAACGCGAGATGCTGCGGCACGCGCTGCTGCAAGGGGCGGACCTGGCGAAGCCGCGGGCGCTGGCGCTGGAGCTGGCGCGGCTGACGGCGGTGCGGTTCGGGTTCCGGCCGGAGGACGCGGAGCTGGAGGCGGAGCTGGCTTACCTGACGGAGAAGGGTTTTTTGGCGCGGGAGGAGCGGGCGATTTCGCCGGCGCTGGCGGGGTGGAAGATCACGGCGGCGGGCCGGGATTACCTGGAGGCGCAGGGGCTCTAATTATGCACTTGGGACCGGACGGGCAATGGATGCCGGCACCCGACGCGGAGCGGCCGGAGCGGCGGGCGGAGGGGCCTGCCCCGCAAGAGGCCGGGGCGCCCCAGCGAAGCGAGGGCGACCCGGAGTACCCGCGTTTCGAGGGGGGGCTGCGGCCGAAGAAGGATCCTTTTTGGGACTGAGATGAATGAGGAAGCCACGCAAGGACGCAGTGCTGAAGCAGCTCCCCAGGGAGGTGCAGGACCGGATCGCGGGATGGTGCCGGGAGGACGGGTACGAGAGCGCGCGGCAGCGGTGCCTCGCGGAGCTGGGGGTGGAGACGTGGGAATCGTCGCTGTGCTCGTTTTATCGCTGGCACTCGCTGCGGGCGGAGTTCGAGCGGGCGACGGCGACGGCGGATGCGGCGTCGGAGCTGATGCGGGGGTTCGACCCGGCGGACGCGGCGCGGGCGGAGGCTTTCGGCCAATTCGTGTTCACGCAGGCGGCGGTGGCGGCGCAGGACCCGAAGGTGTACGTGGCGCTGGAGAGCCTGCGGCTGGACAAGGAGACGGCGGCGAAGCGGGCGGAGATCGAGGAGAAGAAGCTGGCGCTGGCGGAACGGCGGGTGGCGGTGATGGAGCAGAAGCTGGCGAAGCTGAAGGGCGCGCTGGAGGACGGGGGGCTGACGGCGGAGGAACGGGAGCGGCGGATGAAGGAGGTCTTCGGCCTATGAGCGGCTGGAAGAACCCGCACGCGAAGGACGACCCGAGGGCGCTGCTGCTGGAGTACCAGCTGGCGTACTGGAGCGACATGGCGCGGTTCAAGATCGGGCTGTGGGCGCGGCAGACGGGGAAGGATTTCACGACGAGCGGGGAGGCGGTGGCGGATTGCATGACGCGCAAGACGCAGTGGATGGTGGCGGCGCCGAGCGAGCGGCAGAGCCTGGAGACGCTGGATAAGGCGAAGGAGTGGGCGGAGGCGTTCCAGCTGAAGATCGACGATTACCAGGAGCGGCGCGAGGGGGGTTCGGAGGCGCTGCTCAAGAGCGCGGAGATCACTTGGGCGAACGGGTCGAAGATGCGGGCGGTGCCGGGCCGGCCGGACACGGTGCGCGGGATGAGCGCGAATTTGATCCTGACGGAGTTCGATTTTTTCGAGGACCCGGCGGCGACGTGGCGGGCGATTTTCCCGAGCGTGACGAACCCGCTGCGGGGGGGGCAGAAGCGGGTGCGGATCATCACGACGCCGAACGGGATCGGCGGGGCGGCGCACCGGATCTGGACGAAGGAGGGGGGCAAGATCCGGTGGAGCAAGCACAAGGTGACGATCCACGACGCGGTGGCGATGGGGCTGCCGATGGACGTGGAGGAGCTGCGGGAGGCGTTCGACGACCCGGAGGGGTGGGCGCAGGAGTACGAGTGCGAGTTCCTGGACACGTCGAGCGTGCTGCTGCCGTACGATGTGATCGCGGCGGTGGAGAACCCGCTGGCGACGGCGAGTGTCGGTCCCGAGTATTGGCTGGCGACCGGGGGGACGCCGGTCGATCTCGGGATCGATTTCGGCCGCAAGCGGGATCTGACGGTGTGCTGGGCGGCGGAGAACCTGGGGGGGTTCCGGATGACGCGGGAGGTGCTGGAGATCGAGCGGACGCCGACGCACCGGCAACTGGAGATTTTGCGCCCGCGGGTGAAGAAGGCGCGGCGGGTGTGCTTCGATTACACGGGGCCGGGGATCGGCCTGGGGGATTTGCTGGTGAAGGAGTTCGGGGAGTACGCGCCTTCGCGGCACCTTTTCGGGAAGGTGGAGCTGGTCACTTTCACGAACGATGTGAAGTGCGAGATTTTTCCCCGGCTGCGGGCGGAGGCGGACCGGCGGATGCTGGGGATCCCGGCGGGCCGGGCGATCCGGGAGGACCTGCATAGCATGTGCCGTGTGGTGACGCCGGCGGGGAATGTGACCTACCGGGCGCCGCACACGGACGACGGGCACGCGGACCGGTGCACGGCGCTGGCGCTGTGCGTGCGCGCCGGGGACGCGCAGGGGTTCGTGGGGAGGATCGTGGCGTCGGCCCGAGCGCTGGGGCGCGCGGCGGCCCGGCGGGAAAGGGGCTGCGCGGGGGTATGAGCGAGGCGAAAACAGCGGCCCGCGCTAAAACGGCGAAATTCGCGCCGGAACCCCCCTTCTGCGGGATTGGGCCGATTTCGGGTGCGCGAGGGTTTTTGAACTGTTGTGCAACGGCTGCAACGGTCTTTGCAACGGGTGGTGTGGATGGGGGGTCGCGCTTTGAGGCCGAATGTGCGGCGGGCGGGCCAAAACGGGCGTTCGCCGGGGCGGCGGGGAGGTGCGCGTGAAAAAGGCGGCGAAAAACGCGGCTGCGAAGCCGAAAGCGGGGCGGCCGGCGGGACGGCCGGCGGGGCTGGCGGCGGCGCGGCGGGTGGCGGCGTGGAACCGGTTCCGCGAGCAATACAACCCGCTGGTGGGGCTGACGATGGCGCGTGCGCGTGCGCTGGTGGAATCGTACCCGCGCGGGGAGTTCGCGGACCTGATGTGGCTGTACGGGGCGCCGATGATGGGGATCGAGGCGTCGGACGCGGACCTTGCGGCGCTGATCGAGCGGCGGGCGAGCGCGCTGCTGGAGATGGATTGGGAGATCCGGGTGTGCGCGCCGGAGAAGCCGGGGTTCGACGGGAAGCTGGCGGAGGAGCAGGCGGCGGCGCTGCGGGAGGCGTACGACCAGGTGGACAATCTTTACGCGGCGATCGAGCACCTGGCGCTGGCGACGTTCCGCGGGTTTGCGCACGCGGAGATGTGGCGGCGGCCGGACGGGGAGGTGCACCACCTGGAGCCGGTGGACCAGTGGAACGTGGTGCGCGACGGGCTGCGCGGGGGATGGAGGTACAACCCGGAGGCGCGGCAGTGCGGGTACGCGAACCTGCCGGCGGAGATGGAGATGGACCCGGCGGCGTATCTCTACCGCGAGGTGGCGCGGCCGGTGAACCGGATCGCGCTGACGAAGGTGATCCGGGCGTCGATGGGGCAGCGGGACTGGGACGCGTTCATCGATATTTACGGGCTGCCGGGCGGGGTGGTGATCGGGCCTCCGGGGGTGCCGGAGGAGAAGGAGGAGGTGTACGAGGCGAACGCGCTGAAGATCGCGGAGGGGGGCTCGGGGTACGTGCCGCACGGGGGCGATTACAAGGCGAACGACGGGCCGCGCGGGGTGAACCCGTTCCGCGATTACCTGGATTACCTGACGGAGAAGCTGATCCTGGCGGGGACGGGCGGGCTGCTGACGATGCTGGCGGAGAGCGGGACGGGGACGCTGGCGGGCGGGGCGCACCAGGAGACTTTCAAGGCGATTGCAAGGGGGGAGGCGCGGCGGGTGTCGGAGGTTTTCCAGCGGGGGTTCGATCTGCCGCTGCTGGAGGGGAAGTGGCCCACGAAGCCGGTGCTGGCGTATTTCGCGATCTCGGCGAACGAGGAGACGGATACGGGGGATGTGGTGGAGCAGGTGGCGAAGCTGGCGGTGGCGGGGTACCGGGTGACGCCGGAACAGGTGGCGGAGAAGACGGGGTACGATCTGGCGAAGGCGGAGCCGAATGATCCGGCCGATCCGGCTGATCCGACGGATCCGACGGATCGGGAAGATCGGCCTACTCCGGCGAACCGCGCGGCGGCGAACGCGGCGCCCGATGGGTTGCTGGCGGGGGTGCTGGGCGTGGCGCCTCGGTGGCTGGCCCCGGTGGCGCGGGAGGTGGCGGAGATCGAGCGGCGGCTGCTGGAGGGCGGGGCCGGGAGGGCGGAGGCGGTGGCGGCGCTGGAGGAGCTGCAAATGCGGTTGCCGGAGCTGCTTGGGGATATGGATGTGGCGGATCTGGCGACGGAGATGGAGGCGGCCGCCGGGACGGCGACGCTGCGGGGGGTGACGCGGGAGCTGAGCAACGGGAACCCGCACCACGACAAGACGGGGCGGTTCGCGGAAGGGCCTGGCGGATCGGGCGGACGGGAGTTTCGCGTGCAGACGCCGCCCGCGGTGATGCAGGCGCTGGGGCTGGAGAGCGGCCACGTGTACGCGGACGCCGCGGCTCTGGCGGCGAAGCACCCGGAGTATTTCCGGGATGCGGCCGAGGCTCGGGAGTACGTGGAATACGTTTTCGCGCGCCCGACTCTGGTGATGCCAGGCAACGTGCCCACTCACCGTCTCGTCGTGAGAAAAGGGGAAGCCGACGAGCACAAAGCCGCCGCGATCGAGGTGGTGAAGCGCGGCGGGAAGTACCGCGTGAAGTCGGCGCACACTTTGACCGACAAACAGTTGGCGGCAAAAGAAGGGGCGTTCGCCGGCCAGGTCGTCAGGCTTGGGGTCTCGCGTGTAGATCCCGAAAACCGGGAAACACCTTCGAGGCGACTAGGCGCGTCTCGCGGCGCGCTTCCGGCGAACGTGGCCAAGGTACTCGCGGGCGGATTGGAGGTCAACCGATGAAGGGGCCGGAGATAAATTTCGGCTCCGCCAAGTACCCGAGCAATCGGCAAGCGGGGGAGCAGCCCCCCGAGCCGGTCCTTCAAGCAATGGCCGCTGCTGGCTGCTTGTCGGATGACTCTGAATATAACGCCGGGGCGCGGGAGGTCAACCGATGAAGGGCTCGTTTTCGAACCGGTTCGCGCCGCAAGCCGACGGGTGGGTGCACCTCGCGCCGCCAGGGGAACACGGGCACGCGGAGGCGGGGCCGCAGGTGATCGACGCGCGGACGACGGCGGCGATGGTGGCGAATTTCAAGGGGCCGCTGCTGGTGGATTACGAGCACGAGAGCCACGACCCGGAGAAGCGGACGACGGCGGCGGGCTGGATCGAGGAGGTGCGGGGCGACGCGCAGGGGCTGTGGGGCCGGGTGCGGTGGAGCGAGGCGGGGGAAATGGCGCTGGCCACGGGGGAGTACCGGTTCATCAGCCCGGTGTGGAGCGGGGAGCAGCGCGACGGGAAGTTTTACCCGGACACGCTGTTGGACGCGGGGCTGACGAACCAACCGAATTTGAAGGGGCTGCGGCCTCTCTCGAACCGATCTGCCGCGCGAGCGGCGGCTAACGAAGAACCAACCAAACAAGGAGAACCAATGAAGCGAATCGCAAACAAACTCGGTCTTCACCCGGACGCCGCCGAAGAGGCGGTCGAAACGAAAGTGGCCGAGATCATGGCCCGCGCGGAGAGCGCGGAGGGGAAGGTGCAGGCTCTCACCACGGAACGGGACGAGCTGAAGAACCGGGTGGCGACGCTGCTCGACGAGCAGGTGGAGGCGGACCTCGACGCCGCCGGGATCAAGGATGAGGCGAAACGGAACCGGCTCAAGCCGGTGCTGGCGGCGGTGGATAACCGCGAGGGGCGCAAGGCGATCATCGCGGACCTGAAGCCGGACGCCTCGCCCGCGACCGGGCCGCAGACGAACCGCGCGGCGGCGAAGCAGCCGGCGACGGCGGCGGCGAACTCCGATGACCCGAAGGCCCGCGCCGAAGCGCAGGAGGCCGAGGTGCAGGCGTACCGGGCGCAGAACCGCTGCTCGTACGCGGATGCCCGGAACGCGGTGCGCCGGGCGAAACCGGAGCTTTTCGGCCTGCGCAAGTAGGCGGCGACCGTTTCAGGCAGAGAAACCAACAACCAAGAAAGAAACAGAGCAATGAGCGCATTGAAAGCACGGGGGGAAGCGATTCTCCCGTTCACGCCTTCGGCCGACCAGACCGGCAAAGAGGGCTACTTGACGGACCTCGCGGGGGATACCGCGACGGTGAGCAGTTCGGCGACGACGCCGGCGAAGGGGGTGATCCTCGACGGGGCGGCCGCGGGCGGCAAATCGTCCATCGGGATCCTCGGGGCCTTGTCGGGGACGGTCCGCGTGCGCGCGGGCGGGGCGATCACCAAGGGGGCGGAGATCCAGCAGGGGTCGGACGGCCGGGTGGTGACGGACGCGGGGACCGGGGCGCGCGTGATCGTGGGGGTGGCCCTTGAGGACGCGGTCGAAGGGCAGATCATCGAGGCGGCCCTGCGGACGCCGGTGGCCCGGAGCTAAGCGGCCCGCAGCAAATCGGACAGAGCAAACAACAAACCAACGAAGGAGCAGAGAGAAGACTATGCCAACCCAAGAGACGGCGGCGATCAACTACGAGCTGACGAACTTCGCGCAAGGTCACATGAACGACCTCGCCGACGCTCGCGCGCTCGCGGAACGGCTGGCCCCGAGCACCCCGGTGCCCGGAGCGAGCGGACAATTCAAGGCGTTCAACGACAAGAACTCGTTCATGCCGGAGGACACGGCGCGCGCGATCGGGGGCGACCCGAAGCTGGTGGCGTTCGAGGCGAGCGACGACACGTACTCGTGCAAGCCCCAGGCGCTGGAGGTGCGCGTGGACAAGGAGGAGCTGAACTTGGCCGGGAACGCCTCGGGCGCGCTCGGGCAGCAGCTCGTGCGCGAGGGGAAGATCAAGGCGCTGCTGAACAAGGCGGCGCTGTCGCACACGGTGCAGGTGGTGGCGGCGGTGATGGCGGGGACGACGGCGGTGGCGAACCGGGGGAATTTCTCCGACCCTGAGATCGACCCGATCGAGCAGCTCGACGAGCAGCTCGACGCGCTGTCGCTCGACTGCGGGAGCGCGGCGAACATCAAGCTGACGCTGGACGTGACGGCGTGGCGGGCGCTGCGCAATCACCCGAAGGTGAAGGCGCGGTGCAGCGGCGTGCAGGTGGGCGGGATCACGATCGAGCAGCTCAACGGGCTGCTGATGTTCCCCGTGGACGTGATGGTGGCGGCGATCGCCAAGGACACGGCGGGGCGCGGGGTGGCGGCGAGCAAGGCGCGGGTGTTGCAAAGCGCGATCCTGCTGCACTACTCGGTGCCGAACGCGACGGTGTACGACCCGAGCGCGTTCAAGTGCTTCACGGTCGGGCCGGGCAGCCCGGTGGCCGCGGTGCGCTCGTACGAGGCCCCGAACGGGCTGTGGGAAGGGCACATCGTGGACTGGAGCCGCGACATCAAGCAGACGAGCTCGGTGGCGATCCGCCGCCTGGCGATCAGCTAACCGGAAGGAATTCCGCCCAAGGAGGGGGCGCGCATCTCCGACTCCCAACGCGCAACACAACCAAACCAGAAAGACACGATGAAAAACAAGACGATGATCCTCTTCGCGGCCCTGGCTGCCGCGATCTGCCTGGCGCCGCTCGCGGCGCACGCCCAAGTGGTGCCGAAAACGGCCACCGCGCTGACCACTTCGACCAACGTGGTGGACGTGAGCGCGACGGCGACGGTGACGAGCTCGACGTTCACCGCGAACTCGAAGACGGGGTTCGCGGTGCTGCCGGCGTTCTCGCTCTCGGGGACGGGGACGCTGAACGTGACGTTCAACTTCAACGCGAGCGTGGACGGGACGACGTGGACGACCACGAACCCGGTGTCGTACGCGGTGGCGGCGAACGGGACGAACGCGGTGGTGGGGTACGCGGCGTTTCCCGCGGCCCCGGCCTACAGCGGCGGGCCGGGGGTGGCGCAGGTGCGATACTGGCGGCTGGGGTCGATCCAGAACGCGAACACGACGGGGACGATGACGCTGCAATCGCTGACGGTGACGAAGGCGGCTGACTGAGACGACCCGAGGACCGGCGGCGGATCGAGTCATAGCGATCCGCCGCCGGAAAACCCGAGCGAACCGAAGAGAATGGCCTGGATCGAGATCACCGAAGACGACGTGAAGACCCGCCTCGCGGGCGCGGAACTCTCCGCGCTGACGGGGGCGGCTCTCGCGGGCGGGCAGACGAGCCCGCTGGCGGACGTGATCGCGCAGGTGACGCGGGAGGTGCGGGGGTACGTGGCGGGGTGCGCTGCGAACACGCTGGGGGACGGGGCGACGATCCCGGACGAGCTGCTCGGCGCGGCGCTGGCGCTGGTGCGCGAGGGGCTGGCGTCGAGGCTGCCGCGGTTCCCGCTGGACGAGACGCGGCGGGAACAGGCGCGGGCGGCGCGGGCGCAACTGCGCGACGCGGCGGATTGCCGCCTGAAGGTGGCGGGGCCGGAGACGGCGACGGCGGAGAGGATCGCCTCCCCCACCCCGCGAATCACGGCGCGGGAACGGCGGTTCACGCGGGGCAACGGGGAGGGCATCCTATGATTGACCTGATGACGCCGGTGCCGCTGGCGGAGGCGGTGCGCGACCTGGGGGCGCGTACGCCGGTGGGCTCGATCCTGCGCTCGGCGGAGTGGGCGCAGATGCCGCGGGTGCTGCGGGATGAGGCGCTTTTCTCGGCGGGGGTGACGAGCCTGCGGGTGCTGGGCGAGATCGGTGCGCGCCTGGACAAGATGATCGCGCTGGAGAGCGAGCCGACGGCTTCCGGAGAGGATGCGATGGCGACGCGGTCGACTTTCATCGGGGACCTGAAGCGGATCTTGGCGGATTTCGGCTACCGGCCGGAGCCGGGCAAGGAGGGGGGGCTGCAAGATCTCTCGAGCGCGCGGCGGCTGCGGCTGATCGCGGATATGAATTTGCAGCAGGCGCAGGAGCGGGCGCGGTTCAAGATGGGGCAAGACCCCGACATGCTGGACAATTTCCCGGCGCAAGAGCTGGTGCGGATGGAGTCGCGGATGGTGCCGCGGCAGTGGCGGCAGCGCTGGGCGGAGGCGGGGGGCAAGTTTTTCGACGGGCGGATGATCGCGCTGAAGAGCGATCCGGTGTGGGTGAAAATCTCGCGGTTCGGGCGCCCGTGGCCGCCGTTCGATTTCGGGAGCGGGATGGGGATCGAGGACGTGGAGCGCGGTGAGGCGGAGGCGCTGGGGCTGATCGCTCCGGAGGAGACGCCGGAACCGGTGGAGGCGGGTATGCGCGCCGAGGGCGAAGCGGAGCTGAAGGGGGCGCTGGAACGGCCGGGGTTTGCAAAGGCGCTGAAATCGCTTTTCGGGGACCAGATCGAGATCGATGGGACGACGGCGCGGTGGGTGGACCGGACGGGGGCGGCGAACACGCGGGCGTACCGGAGGGACCAGCTGGGGCGTTTCGCGAAGGACGGCGGGCCGCTCTCTCGGGAGGACAACCTCCGGCGGGGGAAGGCGGCGATCGAGAGGGCGCTGCGGCGGCAGGAGGATGTGCCGGGGGCGATGAGCGTGGCGCGCTTGGGGGTGATCGATTTCGAGTGGGGTCGGCCCGGCACGGCAAAGCCGAACCCGGCGGGAGCCACCCACGCGGACGGCTACGGGATCTCGCACATCGTGGCGAAACACGGGGTGGCGGCGGCCAGAAAGCTCCCGGAGGTGTTGGCGTTGGGAGACATCAAGCCACATCTGGCCGATGGGTCGAAGCGAGTGGTGAGACTCAAAGGGTGGATGGCCGTGGTTCAGTACAAAAGCGCCACGCGGGCCTACGTGGTGACGAGCTTCGACGAGGAGGCAAAAAAATGAGCCGGTATCCCATGCGGTCAACCGGCTCTACGGGGAAGGTGGGATCGGGTGCGCATTATCCCTGCCCTACACACGCTACCCTACTTTTTGGCAAGGGTAGCGCGGGTGCCTCCGAGGCTTTGAATTTCGCGCCCGGCGCGGCTGGCCGCAAGCGTTTTTTGGAGGGCTCCCGATGAGGCCGGAGATCACGACGCTCAGCGATGAGGCGACGCCGGGTGCTGACCGGCTACAAAAAAGAAAGGGGCGACCGATGAACCGCGCGAAGATCCCGATCCGCAACGGCCTACGTGCCCTGGCGTTACACTTTTTGCGCGCCAAGGCTGGAGCGGTCGCCCGGACTAAGGTCGCGCCCGGCGCGGCTGGCCGCAAGCGTTTTTTGGAGGTCGCGCGATGAGGCCGGAGATCACGACGCTCCGAGACGAGGCGACGCCGGCGCTGCGGAAAGTGTACGACGCGCTGGCCCCAGGTCGCCGCCGCCATTTCCTCGCCTACGTGGCGGGGCGGGTGGCGAAACGGCAGCGGGCTCACTTCCGCGCGCGGGAGGCGTCGGGCGACAGCAAGCGGGCGCGCAAGGGGTGGCGGTCGCGGCATTTCTGGGCGGCTGCGGCGCGGGCGACGACGGTGACGGCGGTGTCGGATAGCCGGGCGACGGTGACGGTGGCGTCGCGGGAGGTGGCGTTTAAGGCGCGCGGGGGGACGGTGACGCCGAAACGGGGCAAGTACCTGGCGATCCCGCTGCGGGCGGAGGCTTACGCGAAGGGGAGCCCGCGGGAGTGGGACGGGCAGCGGGCGCTTTTCCCGGTGCGCTCGCGGCGGGGGAATCTTTTCCTCGCGTCGATGAGCCACGTTCACGCGACGAACTGGCGGCAGGACCTCGGGGCCGGGCCGCTGGGGGGGACGGGGCTGGTGCTGCAATATCTGCTGGTGCGCCGGGCGACGGTGCCGCGCGACGGGGACGTGATCCGGGCCGGGATGCTGGAGGCTGAGGCGGGTGCGGCGGCGGAATCTTACGCGGAGGAGCGCTTGCTGCGGAGATGAGCGCGATCCGGCAATTCCAGGCGCGTCTGGTGACGCTGCTGCTGGCGGACGAACGGTTCGCGGACGGGATGGCGGCGGCGACGCCCGGCAAGGGGAACGTGATCGCCGATCTGCCGGGGGACATCGAGACGGCGGTGAGCCGGGCGGTGGCGGAGCTGGGGCTGGCGGTGGTGGTGTGGACGCCGGCGGTGGTGCCGGTGGACGGGGCCGACCCGCAAGATCTCGCGCGGCGGATGGAGGCGCGGGTGTGGTTCATCGAGAACGTGACGATGAACCGCTCTGCCGAAGGGGCGCTCTACGCGGAGGAGGCGGCGGAGGCGGCGGACGAGTTGCTGGTGGGCCGGGCGAACGGGCTGGCGGGGTACGGGCGGGGGTACAAGCCGGGGCGGATCGCGCTGGGCGAAGGGGGCATCCGCCCGATCGGGGGGGAGACGGCGGAGAACAACACTTTCGAGATGGTGGTGGAAACGCGGTTCCGGAGGGGCGAAGGGGCGGGGCTGCAAACGGCGGGGGGGAGGTTCCTGGTGGCATGATGACGCGGGATCCGGAAAGCCTGTTGCGGGTGGCGTGCGAGGCGCAGTTTCTGCCGGACGGAGAGGCGGGCTGGATCGACCTGGGGGACGTGAAGGTGGCGGGGGTGGAGCCGTCGGCACGGGTGCGGGAGGTGAAGCGGGCGACGCGCTGGGGGACGGTGGAGACGCGCCGGGCGCGTGCGGTGGAGGTGGGCTGGGCGTTTTCCCTGGAGCTGCGGGAGTGGACGCGGGAGGTGGCGGAGCTTTTCTTTTTGGCAACGGCGGAGGATTGGGAGCAGGCGGAGACGCTGGCGGGAGCGGCGGCGCTGGAGGGGGTGCGGCCCCGGCGGCGCTACGAGCTGGGGGCGCGCGGGGTGGCCGGGGTGGAGGTGCGCCGCGGGGAGGAGCTGCTGGTGGAGGGGCGGGATTACGCGGTGGACGCGGCGCTGGGGCAGATCGCGATCCTGGAAGCTGGGTCGGTGCAGGAGGGGGACGACCTCGCGGCGACGTTTCGCGCGGGGGCGCGGCGGGGGTGGCGGGCGCGGGCGGGGGCGGCGCCGCACAAGGCGGGGACGCTGCTGCTGCTGGGCTGGGAGAGCGAGGACGGGCCGCGGTTCGAGATGCGGGCGGGGGCGGTGCTGGCGCCGGCGGGGGAGATCGCTTTCGAGCCGGGGGCTTTTGCGGCGCCGACGCTGGAGGCGGCGGTGACGGGGCAGCCGCTGTGGACTTTTACGGGGCCAGGGGCGGCGGGTTACGGGAGGCCGGGCGACCGGCTGGCGGACGAAAGCGGGACCAGGCTGCAAACGGGAGACGGGACGGAACTGACACTATGAAACGAACGATGATGGCGATGGCGGCCGCGCTGGCGGCGCTGGGGGCGGCTCCGATGGCGCTGGCCCAAGGTACGGTGAGGGTGACGGAGCTGCCGCAGGCGGCGGCGACGAGCGGGAGCGATTTCGCGCTGGTGATCCAGACCGGGACGCTGAAGCGGGTCCCCCTCTCCCTCATCACGGCCGACGGCACTTACGCGGCGCAGAGCGGGACGGCGGAGTGGGCGCTGGCGAGCGGGACGGCGGGGTTTGCGGATGTGGCGGACTTTGCAAACGGAGTGGAATGGTCGGCCATTTCGGGGGTGCCGGAGATCGGCACGGGCAACTCGGGGTCGCTGGTGACATGGGAGCAGTTCGACGCCCACGCGGCCGAGAACACGCTGCCCCACCTCAATGTCGACGAGCGCGCGGCGATGGCGGGCGTCGGGTTGGGGGCCTACCCGCCAACCGCCGCGAGCCCGCTGGTCACTCTCGACGCGATGCAGCAGGGCGCCGTCAACGTGCCCGCGACGTCGGTGGTGCTGACGAACGAGGAATCGGTGCAGTGGGCGATCGATTCGCTCGGGAGCGGCCTCGGGAACGTGCAGGCGGCTTTTGCGGGCCAGTTGCACGCGCTGAACAGCTTTGCCCTCCAGGCGACCGGGAATGCCTACGAGCTGCAAATCGCGGGGGAGATCGCGGCGGCGGCGTCGGGGCAGTACCCGATCGATGTCGGGCGGGCGTACACGATTTGGCTTTGGGGAGACCAGGCGTTCACGCCGGCCGTGAACTCTGCTTCGGGCACGGTGCTCGAAATACGGGCGGTGCGGGCGTACACGCCGGGGCAATCTTTCTCGGGGGTGGCGCGGATCGACGGGGTGACGCTGACCGGGGGTGGCGTGGACGTGAAGCTGGATGTGGCGGTGGGCGACTACAAGGCGCTCGTGGTGGTGGGGGCGGATTTCGCGGACCTGCGAGGTAGCGCGGTGAACGTGGGCAACTGAACGCAGCAGAGAAAAACGACAACACAGGAGGAAATGAGCATGAGCACACCACAGATAACGCCGAAGAACGGGCCGATCACCGAGCAGGCGGTTTACGACATGTATTACGCGACGGAGATCGTGATCCGGGCGAACACGGCCGGAGGGGCCGTCGGGCGGGTGGCCGCGCAGGTGCGGTTGCGGCCGATGGAATCCGCCACGGGCAAATTGGGGTCGGCAGAGAAAACCCTGTCGATCCCCGACGTGATGGGGGCGATCGCGGCGACGCGCGAGGTGGAGGGCCAGCAGGTGCCGGTGTCGCCGGAGCTGGGGGTGGCATTCGGCGCGCTGGTGGCGGCGATCGACGCGGAGGCGAAACGGCGAGACCTGATCTGACCGGGCGGACGGAGTTTTTAGGCAGTAACCAACAAGCAACCAAAGGAGAGAGAAGACCATGAGCAGACAAATCGGAAACCCGCTGAACCTGGAACGGCTGAGCGGCGAGCTTTACTTCAAACCGCAGGGGGAGGCCGGGTACATCGGCCTCGGGAACGTGGTGATGTTCAAGGAGAGCCCGGAGACGGAGACGGTGTCGGGCTTTTTCAACACGCGCGCGGCGACGCAGCGGGAGGTGCGGCGCGACACGAAGAGCACCACGATGAAGTGGGAGCTGACGTTCAACGAGCGGACGCCCGACGTGGAGGCGCTGCTGCTCTTCGGCAAGAAGGGGGCGGAGCTGACGCAGGCGGCGGTGACGGGCGCGACGGACGCGGAGCTGACCGGGGTGGCCCCCGGCCGGTTCTACGACATCGGGAAGCTGTCGCTGCACACGGTGACGGCGAAGGACGACGCGGACGCGGCCCTGACGGTGGGGGAATGGGTGGACGGGGAGATCGTGCCGGCCGACGCGGACGTGGTGATCGATCCCGCGCTCGGGCAGGCGTACATCAACCCCGCCGGGACGGTGGCCGACGGCGACGACATCACGGTGACCTACAAGGCCAACGAGGTGACGCTGGACCAGATCACGGAGATCGGGAAGCACGTGAAACGGCTGGGGGCGTTCCGCCTGGCGGCGTTCGACGGGTCGAGCGATCCGGTGCGCAAGCTGATCGAGTTCGACGGCCAGCTGGTGCCCAAGGAGCGCGGGGAGAACAAGACGGACGGGTTTAACGAGTTCGGGTTCGAGGTGATCGCGACGGGCGACGTCTCGGCCCGCATCGCCTGACCATGGACGAGCTGGCCGTGATGCTGGGCTACCTGGATGCCGTGGCGCGCAAACGCGACGGCACGGAGGAGCCGGTGAAGGTGCTGGCGCTGCCGATGCGCAAGATCGGGGCGTGGGCGGAGCTGTGCGGCGACGAGCCGGCGCGGCTGGAGCTGGTGTGCGACCGCCCGCAGGGGTGGGCGGACGAGCTGACGCCGGGGAGCTACGAGGAGCTGCTGGCCAAAGGGGACGCGATCAACGACCCCATCTTTGCCCGGTGGGCGGAGCGGCAGGTCCGCGCCATCGGGCAGATCGAGCGGACGGGGCGGCAGCTCGGGGAGCTGAAGGCGCGGATCGCGCCCGACGCCCCCGCGCCCGCCGGGGCGACGCCGAGGGTGGCGCCCCGGACGGGGGCGGCGCCGGGCCCCGCGACCTCGGGGAGCTGTGCGCCCGCCTCTGCTCGGTGTGCGGCTACACCCCCGGAGCCGCAGCAGACCTGACGCCGGGCCAAGCGATGCTGATCTACCGGGAGGCGATGCGGCTGCGGGCCGAGGGGGCGCTCCTCGCGCTCGACGCGACGCTGTGCGGGGTGGCCCCGACGCAGAGCAAGGAGGGCCGGAAGGCCTACGAGGCGCTGCGCCGGGACCTGGGGAGGATGGCGGGGCGATGAGTCAGAGGGCAGAACTCCAGCTCGCGATGGTCATCGCGATGAAGACGGGAAGAAAGATCGCGAAAGCGATGAGGGCGGAAAGCGGCTTGGAGACGGTGTCGTCGAACCCGAGAACCCACAGGGCCAGAAAAGAGACGACGCGGGCTCCGATGAGCAAAGGCAGGTAGATCAGACATTCCACGGGAAAACGGTAACGCCACCATGACGGAAAGCAAACTCGACATCCTGATCCAGATCCGGGACCGGCTCGACGGGCTGAACAAGTCGATCGAGGGGGTCGGGCGGTTAAACAAGGAGCTGGTGGACCTGCGCAAACGCGGGGCGGATGCGGCGCAGATGTTGCAGACCGGCCTCGCGATCGATGTGGGGGGGCGGATCATCGACGGGTTTAACGGGGTGGCGGGGGCGATCAAGGGGGCGGTCGTCCAGAGCGTGAAGTTCGCGGCGAGCCTGGAGACGGCGCGGCTCGGGATCGCGGCGGCCCTGCGCCAAAACGCGCCCAGGGAATACGAGACTTTCGCCGAGGCGGTGGGCGGGGCGGGGCGCGCTCTCGATCTGCTGAAGGAGAAGGCGCGGACGAGCCAGGCGACCTTCGGGGCGCTTTTCGCGGCGTACCAAGGGAACGCGGGGAACCTGTTCCGCGCGGGGATCACGGACCTGGAGAAGCAGGTGAACCTGGTGAACACGATCGGGACGGCGCTGAAGCTGCAAAATATCTCGGACCCGTACCAGATCCTCCAGGAGACTCGGGCGCTGCTGACCGGTAACGGCGGCCCGGACGCGATGCTGATGAACCAGATGGGGCTGACGGGCCCGATGGTGAAGGAGGCGATCGCGAACGGGACGCTGCTGGAGCTGCTGATGGGCAAGCTGCAGGGGGTGACGGAGGCGGCGGCGGCCGCCGGGGGAACTTACGACATCGCGTTGAGCAATCTTGCAGACACGATGCAACAGGCGGGCGCGGAGGCCGCAGAACCCCTGAAAACGGCGGTGGCGGATCTGGCGACAAAGCTCGGGGGCGCGGGCGACAAGAGTTTGCAGGCGACGCTAAACGCGGCGGGACGGCAGATGGCGGACATCGTGAAGGAGGCCGGAAAGCTGGCCGGCGCGCTGACCGGGGCGGTGGGCCCGTCGCTGTCGCTGGGGAAAAGCGTGCTGGAAATCGCGACTGCCGCGGCGGTGCCGGCGGTGCTGATCGGGATCGCGAACGCGGCGCGGACGCTCTCGCTGGTGCTGGGCGGGATCCCCGGCATCGCGGCGGCGGCGGCGCTGGCGCTGGTGAACCTGGGGATCGACAAGTACGCGGCGGGGGTGGAACGCGAGATGGCCCGCGTGAACAAGGCGGTGAATGCGCAGCAGGAGAAGAAGCGGGCCATCAAAAACTTCGGCAGCGCCGGAGAGGCGGAAGCGTTCATCGCGCAGAACGAGCGGCTGTTGGCGGACGCGCGCGTGGCCTTGGATGCAAGAGCCACGGCGGCGGCGCGCGGTTTGACCGGCGAGGCCCCGAAGGGCGGGTCGATCAGCCAGATCACGGCTTACGACGCCCGGCTGCGGGACGCTAAGACATCGGTACTCGCGCAAGCGGACCCGACCGGGGAAATCGGCCAACTGCAAATAAACATTGTCGAACTGCAAAACCTGATCGCGCTCGCGAAGCGGGCGGCGGAGGTTCTGCCGGAGACGAAGCAGGCCCCGATGGGGGCGGAGGAGCGAGAGAAAATCAACGCGGAGCTTGCGGAGACGGCGAAGCAGACGGCGGAGATCAACGCGGCGAATGCGGCGTGGGCGGCGCTCGGGGAGGAGACGCTCACAAACGCGGAGCGGGAGAGGCAGATCGTGGAACTGCGGGCTGCCGGGCGGAAGAAGGAGGCGGAGACGGCGCAGCGGTCGCTCGACATCGACCGGCTGACGCTGGAGTTCCAGACGAAAGGGATCGGGAACTGGGCGGAGGCGAACAAGCTGGCGACGGACGCTGTGGACTCGCGGCTGAAGGAGAAACACGCGATCGAGGCGGCGCGGGACGCGGAGAAGGAGAAGCGCGACGCGCTGAAGGCGGAGCGGGATTACCTGAGGGAGCAGCAGGAAATCCTCCAGGACATCGGGTCGCGGATCGGGAACGCGCAGTCGGACCCGTTTCTGCTGCAATCTCAGCGGGACGCGCGGCTGCAGGGGCTCTACGCGGAGCAGGCGGCGATGCTGGAGCCGGGTAGCCCGGAGGCGGAGCAAAACGCGACGGCGCAGCGGATGGCGACGGACTGGGGCCGGGCGCAGGCGGACGTGGTGGGCTGGCTGAACTCGCTGCCGGCCGCCGCCACGGCCGCCGCCCAAGCGCTCACGACCACGCTCGGCTCGGCCATCGAGGGGATCAGCGCGGGGATTTCGGGGCTGATCCTCGGGACGACTTCGTGGCAGCAGGCGATGCAGCAGGCGGGGGCGTCGATCGTGCAGGAGCTGGTGCGGATCGGGGTGCGGCTGGTGGCCAGCTACGCGCTGCAGTCGGTGCTGCAGGCGGGGGCGATGGCGCAGTCGGCGGCGGCGCAGGCGGCGGCGGCGGGCCAAGCCGCAGCGACCGGGGCGTCGATCACGGCGGCCTACGCGCCGGCGGCGGCGATGGCGGGCGCGGCGACCTACGGGACGAGCGCGGGGGTGGGGACGGCGGTGACGGTGGCGGCGGTGATCGCGGCGGTGGGGGTGCTGGCGGCGCTGGCTTTCAAGGGCTTCCGGTCGGGCGGGTACACGGGGGGCGGCGGCGACGACGAGCCGGCCGGAATCGTGCACCGCGGGGAGTACGTGATCCCGGCGGGGACGGTGCGCCGCGCCGGTCTGGCGAACGTGGAGGCAAGCGTGGCGGCGATGGGCCGGGACCGCGGGTATCGCTCGGGCGGCTACGTGGCGGATGCGGCGGGCAGGCAAGAAGGCGGACGCGCCGCAGCGGGGTCGCCGATCCTTCTGGTGGACGACCGGCGGGACGCGGACCGGCTGCGGGCGACGGACGAGTTCCGCGATTCGGTGGTGGCGAGCGTGCGCCGCGAACGGGCGCGGGTGGGGTGATATGGCGACGGTGATCGACAACCACGTGGCGCTGCCGCTGCTGGCGGATATGTCGGCCCCGCCGCGGTGCCGGCTGCGGTGGCGCACGGAGGTGGAGACGGCGCTGCGCGGGAACGAGCAGCGGGGGGCGCTGCGGGAGCACCCGCGGGCGATCCTGCGGTTCTCGGTGTCGCCCGACGGGGCGGCCGGGCGCGCGGACCTGCAATCGCTTTTGCAAACGGTCTTCCACGCGCAGCACGGGGGCGACCCGGTGCCGACGAACGAGCACGCGGGGAAGGTGGCGGTGCCGTGGGCGGGCAAGGGCGGCTGGGCGCCGACGGTGGAGGCGGAGGCGCTGCCGGGGCTGGAGGCGCACGGCTGGCTGTGGCGCACGGGAGATACGCTGTTCCTCTTCGACGCGCAGGAACGCTGGGAGGCGCGCAGGGTGACGGGGGTGGCGGGCGGTTTTTCTCTGGAGACGGAGACGCTGGGGGGGGCGGCGGGGTTCGACGGGGCGGCGGGGGCGCAGGTGTACCCGGCGCTTTTCGGGCGGCTGCGGGCGCCGGTGGAGTTCGACCCGCAAAGCTGGGCGGAGTCTCTGGTGGAGCTGGAGGTGGAGCAGGAGGGGTTCGACGGGTACGGGCTGGCGGAGGCTGCGGACGGGCCGCTCTGGGCGCGCGGGGGCGATGCGGATTGGATCGTGGAGGAGTTCGCCCAGGACCCGAGCGGGTCGGGGGCGCTGTACGTGGAACACGCGATCGCGTTCCAACAATCGATCGGCGCCGAACCCGGCCATTGCCGCTGCGATACGGGGTTCTGGAGCGGGACGTACGCGAACCCGTGGTCAGGCCCGGCGGTGGTGACGTTCACGGGGACGGTGGATGACGAGTTTCTTTTCGACGGGGAAATTTTCGAGCCGGGTGCGCACCCGAACGAAAACGGGTGCAACGGGAGCCACGCGGTGAATTTCTCGCGGGTGGTGCTGGCCGGGGCGAGTTTCACGATCGCGGTAGGCGATAACCACGGGGTGAGCGTGTCGATCAACGGGACGCTGAGGATCACTCGGCTATGAACGCGAGGATCTGGACGACGTACCGCGGGCGACCGGTGTTCCCGGCGCGCGCGGATTGGGCGGCGGGGGCGCCGCAGGCGCGGTGCGTGTACGACCTGGGCCGGGCGCAGGTGGGGCACGGGTCGAGCAGCGTGGAGCCGCTGGCGGAGTGGATGGGCCGCGAGTGGGAGCTGCGGTGCGACCTGCCGCACGCGGGCGCAAGGCGGTTGCTCGAACGGTTTTTCGCGTTGGTGAGGGGGCGGCAAGAGGGCTGGTGGCTGCCGGGCGAGGAGCTGCTGGCGACGGCGGTGGAGGTGCATTCGCCGACGGAGATGGACGTGAGGGGTTACGCGGCCGGCGGAGCGGGGGCGGACGTGTGGATGGAGCACGACGGCGGGGCGCGGGCGGCGCTGCGGATCTCGGCGGCGACGGACCTGGGCGGCGGGGTGACGCGGCTGGAGTTCGACGCGGAGCACGGGATGCCGTCGGCGGAGGCGACGATCCGCCCGCTGCTGTACGTGAGGCTGGCGGGGGACGAGGTGGAGCTGGAGTCGGACGGGGAGGATACGGGGACGGCGACGATCCGGGCGATGGAGCTGCCCCACGAGTACGCGGAGGCAGAGCTGGGCCAGCGGCCGGTGACGGGCTACCACCTCTGGGCGGAGGCTCCGGAGACGGAGGCGCGGGCGGACTGGCGGTTCACTTCGCACGATGTGGCGGTGACGATCGGCGGGGCGCTGTATGTCCCGGCTCCGATTTCGCACGGGCGGCTGAAGCGGTCGGTGCTGGGCGACCGCGACCAGGCGGAGGTGGAGACGTGGTTTTCCGACGGGAACCCGCTGGCGCTCTATTTCCCCTTCCCTCCCCAGCGGCCGCTGGAGATCAAGATCGTGGAGTGGCTGAAGGGGACGACGGTGGTCCGGACGCTGTTCCGGGGGCGGGTGGCGAAGGCGAAGACGGACGGGCTGCGGCTGTGGGCCCGGTGCGAGACACGGCTGGCAAACCTGGCGCGCGAGGTGCCGAGGTTCCGTTTGCAACGGACCTGCAATCACGCGTTCGGGGACGCGCCCTGCGGGGTGGATGTGGGCGCGCTGGAGCAGACGGTGGAGGTGGAGGCGGTGTCGGGCCGACAGGTGACGGCGGAGGGGTTCCCAGACGAAGCGGACGGGCATTACGCGCTGGGCCACGCGATCTGGGTGGACGGCGACGGGTTCCCCCACTACCGGACGATCACGGCGGACGCAAGGGTGTCGGGGTCGCGGCACACGCTGACGCTGTCGAGCGGGTTCCCCGCGGCGATGGAGGCGGGGGCGATGCTGAAGGTGTACCCCGGCTGCGATCTGCGGGCGGCGACGTGCGAGGCGAAGTACGATAATTTCGCCCGCTTCGGCGGGCACCCGTTCACGCCGAAGTATAACCTGGTGCTGAAGGCGATGCCGCTGAAACGGGAGGAACCGAGGGGGGGCGGAAAATGACGGCGGCCGAACGGGCGGCCGAGGAGGCGCTGGCGTGGGTCGGGACGCCGTTCGCCCACGGACAGGCGTCGCTCGGGCACGGTGTGGACTGCGTGCAGCTCGCCGGCCAAGCGTTTCTCCGGGCGGGGGCGGTCGAGAGCTACGATTTCGGCGCGTACACGCTCGATTGGTCGGCGCGGTCGACGGTGTCGCTCATCGACACTTACGTGGAGGGTACGGGACTCTTCGAACGGGTCGCGCCGGGGACGGCGCGCGCGGGGGATCTGGTCTGCTTCGAGTTCGGGCGGTGCGCGAACCACTGCGGGGTGGCCCTCGGGCCGCGGGAGTTCGTTCACGCGATGGCGCGCCGACGGGTGAAGGTGTCGCGGCTCGATGACGCGGCTTGGGCGCGGCGATGGTCGCATTCTTGGAGGTTGCTGCAATGACAGGGTCAGATTCTTACACCCGCCCGAAGCAGCCGGACGCGCTGGGGCAGCCGCCCGAACGGACGGCGTCGCAAGAACTGGGGCTGCCGGTGCCCTATTTCGCCGGGAAACGCCGCTTGGCCGCCCGGTGGCTGTGCGAGGTGATCGACCAAAAGGCGGTGGAGGCGACGGAAGAAACGGAGTCGGGCGGGGGAAAAGGCGGCGGCGGATCGGAGGAGCGGACGGTCGGGTGGGATTACTACGCGACGGTGGCGGCGGTGTTCGCCCACGGGCCGGTGGATGAGCTGGAGGAGATCTGGATCGACGGGGAACGTGTCTGGCACGCCGGGGAGGCGCGGGGCGAAGGCGAGGATTCGGTCGAGATCGATGTGGAGGGGTACGGGACGCTGCGGCTGTATTGGGGAACGGAAACGCAGGAGGCCGATCCGGCGCTCGAAAACCACCCGGCCTACCGCGGCCAGTGCTACGGGGTGTTCGAAGATTGGTATTTTGGCCGCGACCGGACGACGGCGCCGAATATCGAGCTGACGCTGGCCCGGAAGCCGGTGGTTCCGGAGGGCATGGGCGCCCAAGGAACGCTGTACGGATGGGAGGTGAACCCGGTGCATGTGCTGGCGGAACTGCTCACCAACAAACGCTACGGGCTAGGGTTTTCGCCGGCGGCCCTCGATCTGCCAGCGTTCGAAACGGCGGCGGAGCGAGTGCAGGACATGGGGATGGCGGTCTCGCCACTGCTGGCGGAACGACAGGATGCAAGCGGGCTGTGCGCGAAGATCTGCGAGTATTTCGACGGGTGGATGAGCAGCGGTGCGGACGGGCCGCTCGCGGTGCACGTGGCGGGCGCACCCGGCGATCCCGCTTCCTACCCGCTCTTGGGCGAATACGACCTGACGGAGCGCCCAAAAATCGAAAGCGAGTCTTGGAACGAGACGGTGAACGAGGTGGCGGTGCAGTTCACCGACCGCCGGGCGGATTATTCGAAGGACACGGAGCTGTGGCGGTCGAAGGCCGCGATGCTGGCGACGGGCGGAGAGCCGGCGCAGGTGTCGGTCGACAGGCCTTGGATCACGAAACGCGACGTGGCGGGCCGCTACGCCGCCCGATACGGCCGCCTGCAGTCGGTGCCGAGGCTGACGGCCCGGATCACCGCCCGCAAGGCGAGCGTCTACGGGGTGGAACCAGGCGGGTTTGTCCGCCTGACGTACCAGGGATACGTGACGACCCTCCTGATGCGGGTGCAGCAGATGACTTGGCCCGACGCGGACGCCCAAGCGGTCGAATTGGATCTGGCGACGGATCGGTACACGGACGCGATCCTGGATTACCAGCCGGATGATCCGGCCATCGTGGAGTCGGAGCTGATCGACCCGGTCCCTCTGCACGCGGTGAAGTTCGTGGAGCTGCCGCGGGCTCTGGCCGACGATTTCGGCCAAGGGAGCTGGCTCGGGGTGCTCGCCGCTCGGGCCGATGCGTACACGTCGAGGGTGCAGGTCTGGGGCTCGGACGATGGAGCGGACTTCGTGAAGCTAGGCGGGGTGCGGTCTTTCGCCCGGACGGGCACGCTGGCCTACGCGTGGAACGGGTACACCTACGGGAATTGGCTGCTGGCACCCGACGGTTTCGACATCATCGTGAACATGGACGGCCACGACCGGGACTGGCCCGCCGAGGCCGGAAGCGAACGGGCCTGGCTCGGCGGACGGTTTCTGGTTTTTATCAACGATGAGATCGTGACTTATAAAACAGCCACGCTGGCGGGTAATCTCGTGACTCTGCACCGGATCCGCCGCGGCTTGGGCGGCACGCCACGGCAAGCGCACGCTGCCGGAAGCAGGGTGTTCATGGTGCGGCGGGCCGACCTGCCCGCCGTGAGGCTGAAACCGCAATGGGAATCGGGAGAGAGCATCGAGTTCCGGGCGGTGTCAGGCACGGCGGCCGCCATGATGCCGCTTTCCAGCACTTCCGGCGAGGAGGTGGAGGTCATGGCGCGGCGCCACCGCCCACACGAGCCGAGCGGGGTGCGGGTCAACGGGGATTCGACGAGCCCGCTGTACTCCACCGGGGAAGACATCACTATCCGGTGGGACGAAACGTATTTCCGCGCGGGAGAAGGGTTTTGGGCGCGATGGGATTCCCCGGAGGATGACCCCTGGAGGAAGGCGCTGGTGGTGATCCTGACCGCCGACGGCCTCACGGTGAAGCGCAAGATCAAGGTCGGAGCGGGATCCGGGGATGCGATTGCCACGGGCAAAACGGTTTACTCGAACGCGCAGCTCGTGGCGGATTTCGGGGGTGAACCGTCGTCGTTCGCGGTGCGGGTGTACGGGCGCCGGCAAGGGTGGCGCTCGGAGCGGTACGCGGGGGTAACGGTCAACAAGGCGGCGCCAGGCTACGGCACCACGCCAGGGTTGCGCGACATCCTGCGCGTGATCGACCCTGCAACGGTGATGCAAAAGAACTGGGACGCCATTGCAGCTCACTGGCCAACGCTGGTTTTGCCTTACCCGTCCACGGTCGACGCATCGGAGGAAGACGCGCCCGCGCAGATCGACGCCAACTTCGAGGCGATCAGCGCCGCCGGGCACATTAACCCGGCCTACTTGCAGCCCGTCGCGATCGGCAACCGTCCGCGGCTACGCATACAGGCGAACATCGACGCCATCCGGTCGGCGTGGTAATTTCTCCCACCGTTGTCACTTTTTCTCTGATCGAGTGGCGCGCTACACCACTACGCCCG